TTCGCAAAATAAAGATTGTGTTTTAGTAGTTTCCAACTGTTTCCAATTATATACTTAAAAAAAATAAGAGGGTAGCCTATCGGCTTTCCTCTTTTTATATTTTAATGTTGTGTATTTTCTGATTTCTTACCGCCTTTTGTACCGAGTAACCAATCAACACTTATTTCATAAAAGTCTGCTAATATACCTAAGTTTTCTATTGTTGGTTTTCTTTTTCCGTTTTCGTATCTTGTCAATACTGATTGTTCTATGTTCGTTTCTAATTCAACATCTTTTTGTGAAAGTCCTGTGTTTTCTCTTGCTTTTTTTAATTTAGATGGTATTGCTTCCGTGTACATATTTTACACCTCCTTTATGACATTATAGCATATTGCATAAAATAAAGTATGCTATTTTGTCATATTATCCAATGACAAATCAGCATATAATATGCTAATATGTCATTAAGTTAATTGTTATCGCAATTGACGAAAAATATTAAAAGAGAAAAGAGAGTGTTATTTATGAGAAATAAAGAACTTGAAAAAAAGATTAATGTTTGGTTGTTAAAATATTTTGAAAATAAAGAATTGAAATTTGATGACCTTGATTTTTGTAGATTATGTTTTTTGAGTTATTGTTTTGGTCGCCTTTTTGATGTCGAATTAACTGGTAGAGATATTACGGATATAATGCTTGTTACTGATAGATATGTTCATAAATTATATTTTGGTTAATACCAATTGGAATTGGTTTTATATAAAAACAAATAAAAAAAAGGAGTGTATTAAAAATGAAAATGTCAAGTAAATGCGTGTTGTTAGGTCTTGAAAATAAGGTGTCAGCAAAGGGAACGGTTTATACTTTGGGGTTGGTTCAAAGTGGAGCGGAAACTGCTTCTTGCAGAGTTTTAAAGCAAGATTTAAACGGTATAGAGTTTTACAAGGAATATATTGTTGATTTTGATTATTCGCCAAGGTGGGGAAAAATAGATATTGTTGATATTCGTAAGGTGTCTTAAATGAAAGGGGCGGAAACTGTGAAAAAACTATTTGTTTTAATAGGGGCGGTTTTCGCCCTTTGTATTTTTACTACTTCGTTTGCATCTGAACCCGATTTTGTTGAATTACCTCTCGACCCTATTTCTGGACAAAATTTAGTTATATTTTTTAATGGTCAAGCTAAGTTTTTTTCTGTTCCAGAGGGTGTTGATGTTATTGTTGGATTTAATAATGGTATTAATGATTTAGAAGGCTTGGGGTTGTTTATTTCTAAATCTTCTTATTTAACTGAATGTTATTCGTTCTGGGAGGGTACTGAAGCTAATAAGTGGCAAAATTGGCGTTCTATTACTACTACATTTAAAGATACTTATTATAATATTTATCCTAATTTAATTAGAATTTCTAATATTTCTGGTTGGGAAATTGTATATCAAAATTGTGTTATTAAAAATGTTGATGGTTCTCATTATTCGGGTAATTTACCACCACCTATAAATGCAAATAGTGATTTAAAAATATTGTTGCCTCGTGATGGTTTCAAGCAATCAAAATTAAATGCAATTGTTATGACTGTTCAATTTACTAATATTCCTTATGATGGTAATGACCAATTGAATTGGGGTATTACTGGTTATAGAGAAGATAGACCAAAAGAAGGTAATTATCAAAGTTTTGATGTATCGTCTGATGGAACAAAAGTTAGTGGATTTTTAAAAATTGAAGGTGCTGTTAATTGGAATACTGAAACAATTTTAAATGTTTCTTTAACTGATTATTTGGGCGGTGTTCATAATGCTAATATTACTGTTACTTGCTTTGATGATTTTGTTGATGTTAATGGTGATGGTTTAGACGATAGAACTGGTCAAGATGAATGGAATGGAACTCCTGATTATGGTGGAAATTCTAATATAAGTAATAATGCTATTGGTGATATGCCTAAACGTGAGGATTTTCCTGAAGGTTGGAACGGTGATATACAATTCGGATTTGCTTTTTTGATTTGGATTATTACATATCCTTTTAAACTTATAGCAACTTTATTTACTACTGTAATACAAGTTATTAAAGATTTATTTGTTGGCTTTGAAGAATTTATATCTATGATTAAGCCTTTAATATCTTGGTTGCCTCCTCAACTTGTTGCTTTAATTGTTCTTGGATTTGGATTTGTTATTTTAAAATTGGTATTGAAGAGGTGATTTGATGTCCGTTATTTTGTTCATTGTTGGTATTTTAAATAAAATATGGCAATTTTTATATACAACTAAAATGCCTTTATTCAATACTCTTACTATCGGTCAATTTATTATATTGTCAACTGCATTATATATGGTATTGGATTTTATAATAGATTTAATGTCTAATAGTGGTAGTAGTGGAGGTGCAAAAGGTGATTAAAAGATTTTTATTGATATTTGTTATTGTTTTTTTATTTGGTATTTCTGTTTTTGCTGATGGTGCTTATGTCGATAATAACTACGGATATAATTATTCGGTTACTTATAAATCTACATCAAATGTTATTGTTATTATGCAAAGTAAAAATCCTATATTTGTTGATAGTTTATTGAAAAAATTATTGCTGAATGGTGATGTTAGGTACTATGTTGTTGCTGGTACTACACCTACTTTTGTAACAAAAACGGTTGTTAATGATACTGATAGCAATTATATGGAAATTTTGGAAAGCTCGGTGGATTTATACGATTATAAAACAAGGCAATTGATTTTTCAAAGTGAGCAGACCGATAATGTTGTAATTAGTAATGAGGTTATACAAGAGTTTAGAGAGTTTAATCAAAATCAGATTATAGAGCAACAAAAAATCAACTCTGCTCTTGATGTTATGATTGCAAGTGATGAAGAATTTAAAGATAAATTAAATACAGTTATTATGTATTTTACATATATTTTATCATTGATGATAGTTTCATTTGTTACGAATTTTGCTTTTAAGGGGTGGAAATTATGACAAGTCCAATTTTAGAATTAATAAGGTTTTTTTGTGGTTCGCCTGCTGTTGGCTTTGAATGGCTTGAATATACGATTGCTATTAGCTTGACTATGGGATTGTTTGGATTGTTTATATTCTTTTGTTCTTTACCATTTCGATTTGCGTTTGGTAAAGGCAAATAATATATATAAAAATACATAAAAGGAGGTGTGAAATTATGGAAACGGTTTTCACAAGCATTGGTGGTGTTGTTACAATGCTGATTGATACTGCTGGTGATGTTATAACTTTGGTTACTGCTCAACCTATTTTGTTAATCGGTATTGGTATGGCGGTTCTTGGCGGTGCTGTTGGTTTTGTGGCTAAATTAAGAAAAGGTAGATAATTATAAGTTCCCTATCCGTAAATGAAATTACGGATAGGGAATAAAACTTTAAAAGGAGTGATTTAATTGATTTCTTTGTACATAGGTTTGCCTGGTTCGGGTAAGACAACAATAAGCGCTGCTAATATGTATAAGTCTTTGAAAAGGCTTTTTAAATATAGAAAAAAGGATTATCAAAATTATAAAGGTAAAGAACAATACGAGTTTGTTAAGGGTTGTAATGTTTGGTCTAATATGCCTTTAAAGGGTGCGCAAATAATTGATTTAGAAAAAGACTTAATGAAGGTAAATATTGAACGTGGTATTTTATTGATTGATGAAGCTGGTATTGAATATAACAATAGGGATTTTAAGACGTTCAGTAAAGAAGCTTTGATGTTTTTTAAATTACATAGGCATTATGAACTTGATGTGCATTTTTACTCCCAAGATGTCGATATAGACAAGAAACTTGTTTCTTTGGCTGATACCGTTTATATAACTGAAAGGTCGTTAATACCTTACTTTGTATATACAAAGGCTATAAAGCGCAAATTTGACGTTATAGATGGCCAGATAAAAGCTGTGTTTTCTTTCGTTCCGTTTATCCTCGGTGGTCATAAATATTATTATTGTCCTAAATATTGGAAATTGTTTGATAGTTGGCATAGAAATGATTATCCTAATAAGGTTTGGGAACGTTGGAACTTTGAAATATCGGAAAATGATATGTTAGGGGAAGAAAAGGAAGAAGATAGCCGAAATACTATTGATGATTATTTAGGGGCTTAGAACTCAAAATATTAACCATATCGATATAAATAAGCCCTATTACATCAAAAGCAAGTATAAAGGGGTACAGGGGAACGCAATAACGAATAAAAAGAATTGTCTGCTTTGCTCCCCTGTTGGTGTAACTTGTTGAACGTAAAGCAAATTTAAAAAAACGAATTCCTTATTACTTGACATTATATCATAAAGCGGTACTTAGTCAAAAAAATTCCTTTTTGGGAGTTGTTATATCATATTATGGATATTAAAGATTTAACCTATAATCAGTTTGCTTATGAACGTAAAAAGCAACTTAGAAATATTACATATTTAAAGTCTTATGGTGGTAAGTTTTTCAAGTTGATTGTTTTAAAAGGTGAATTCAATGGCGGTGTTCGTACATTTTCAGAGAAAAACACTGTTAATGATGAAAAATTAACAAATAATTTGATTAGGGGGAAAAGTCGAGTGTTTGAGATTGCTGTTTGTAATGATTGGGGTTATTTTGTGACGTTAACATTGGATAGTAAAAAATACGATAGATATAATCTTAAAAATTATATAAAGGATTTGTCTCAATTTATTAGAAATCAAAGACGTATAAAGGGCGTTGATTTAAAATATTTGTTAGTTCCCGAGCAACATAAAGACGGTGCTTGGCACTTACATGGATTAATTAAAGGTATTCCACAAGCTGATATTGTACCGAATGGTAATAAAGGAAATGACGGTCAAGAATATATGCATTGGCTTCCGTATTTTAATAAATTTGGTTATATGTCCTTAGATACAATCAAAGATAGTGTAAAGGCTTCGTTTTATTTGCGTAAGTACATAACAAAAACAATGCTTGATAATAACATTCAACTCGGTGCACATAGTTATTATGCAAGTCAAGGTCTTAAAGGTGCTGACGATTTGCAAAGTATAAAAGGGTATGATTTACAAGATTATAAATTTTGTTATACATCAGATTTTGTTGACGTTGCGAATTTGTCAGTGGAAGAAGCACAAGAATTATTAAAAAATAATCAAGATATGGAGTGATTAAAATGTTTAAATATGTTATTCGTGATGTATTTTGTCATTGGGGAATTTATGAAATCTGCGGTGAAAACGAAAGATTGTTATTGATTTTAAATAGTTGTACTAATGCTCAAAATATTGTAAAAATTCTTAATGCTGATGAATGTCATAATGTTGTTAATATATGAAATTCTATATTGCTAACAATTATTGCCATTGGTGTTTATGCCGTCATTGTAGCGGTGTAAAATGCCGTATGTGGGAATTTCCGAAATATAGTTGTATAGAGTGTAAATATAATAAACGTGTCTTAGAATGTAGTTTTTTTACTCATAAGAAGATAAAGCATTATACAGTTAAAAAACGATTCGAAAGAGGATTTACAAGGTATCAAATGTCAACATTAATAAACTTGATGGAAAATTTGCTTGCGGAATGGTCAAAGAAGATGTAAAATGTATATGGTAATAAAATACTATTAAGTTCGCAAAATAAAGATTGTGTTTTAGTAGTTTCCAACTG